GATCATATACCTTCAAATATTGAAATTGGTCCTTATGCAACCATTGTAAATAACCAGGTTATAAATGGTCCAGGTTTATCGAATTTATACATAACTGGGAATTACGCTTCTATTAATCAACGCGACATTTTAGAAACGTTTGGTATTGTCATCGACGGAGATTATCGCGAATATACTTTCCCGAAAGGTCTCTACGATTTTGTCGAAAAATACACGCGAACTCAGGGATCGGCAAAAGATGGATTATATTGTTATAACTTTTGCTTAAATACGAGTCCTTTTGAATATCAGCCTTCCGGTGCATTGAATATGGGCAGATTTAAGAATGTTGAATTCGAATTTACTACGTATTTACCTCCGATTAGTCCTACGGGCGCTGACGTACAGGTGGTTTGCGACGATTCGGGTAATCCGATTTCTATTTCGAATCAACCCTCTTGGGCTCTGTATAAATATAATTATAATATTACCATTTTTGAGGAGCGGCATAATATTCTTTCTTTTATTGGAGGAAACTGTGGTATGATGTATGCGCGCTAATCAGGGAACCTTTTGCTTCGCTAAGGTTCCCCGAACCCCTCCCTCACTGGGCATGTAATGTTGATAAATATTTTATAAAAATAATAAAATATTTATCACCTCCACGAAGGGAGGGGTTCGGGGAACCTTAGCGAAGCAAAAGGTTCCCTGACCATGATTTTAATCACCCCTTATAATATATTATTATGAGTGATACAAAATGGAAAAATCTAGGCGGAAAAATGGAAAAAAAAGAAGGGTTTACCAATAAACCCGTAGATGAATCTCCGCCCGCTATTCAATTTCCAGCAAATTATCCCATATCCGAATCTTCATCCAATAACGATACCATACAACGTATTAAAAAAATAAAAAAGCGACAGGAAAACCCAAAAAAAATACCTATTTTAGAAAACGTTTACGAAAGCGAAGGCGCTGGATCACTTCCCATATCTAGTTCACCTGAAAATATTTTTACCAGTTTCTTTGGGCATTATCCACCGGGAACCCAGGAAAATAATAACAGAGATCTTATCATGCAAAAAGGTAAGGAATTGGAATACTCCCGAAGGGCGGGAGGGGGTAAGGGGTCTGGAATCCGCGAAGCGGATTCTGATGACCGGGGGGTTCCCCCTAGTTTCTTTGAGTCGCCACAGCCAGTAAAAGAAGGCCTTACATTGCCAGGCAATCTAAGATCAAATGCCCCCGGTTCAGATAAAAGCGCGAGTGATAAAATAAACTCATTCGTTGAAAAGGAAAACTCTATTCTTAGTCGCAATTTAACTCTTTCCCAAAAAGCATACAGCGATAAAATGACCGCGACGCAAGTCGAAATTGATAAACTAAAGCATAATATTTTTAATATTGATAAAATGTCCACCGATTTTTCTGAAGACATAAATGCAAATCCGCCGCCTTCTTCTCCCATGGATGAAACCCTCATGAAACAAGAAAATCAAAATGTAACAAAAGAAATAAGCCAATCGCTCAAAAGAATTGGATACGTTATTAAACTCATGATTGATAAGCTAATAAAATGGACGAAACTGCGTATAGCCAAATTCCAAATTCAAATGTATAAATTAGTATTAAAATTTAACACAGTAGTAACCTCTATTGCGCGAGCATTAACTGGGTATGAAATTCAACCAGACGGTTCTAAAAAATATCGCGCAACCGGCACCGAAATAAAAACATTTTCACATGAAGTCGTTCGATTTATTACGGTTTTAATGAGTTGGGTTTTTTTATACAATTGGTATTATTTAATGTTTTTTTTGAATCCCGCACAACAGTTTAAATTAAAATTGGATACTTGGTACACCAACCGTTCCACGATGTACGCGGTTTTAGGCCCACCTCTGCGTGCCGTAGAAAATATTGATTGGTTTATGCTCGAATTTTTACCTCGTATTCGATATTTGATCCCATCCAACGGAATTTTATTTTTTATAATGTCAATTATATTTATTCTTTTGGTACAAAAAGGAAAACAATGGACCATTATGACCGATTTTTTTAACGCAATTAATAAAAGTTATACTACTTCTATTCTTAGCGCGTTTGTTATTGTATGTATTGTGTTTTACGGATTATCTTTCGCCGGTCATTTTGCGTCCATGTTTAATTTTGCGTTACTTAAAACGTGGTACACCGCTCTTCTATGGATTATAATAACAGTTATTTATTTATTATGTATTATTACGCTGGGAGTTCCCATTGGAATGCTCGCAGTGTGTGGGTTTTTCTTTTTTTATTCTTTCTTTGCTATTATGTTATACAACGGGTTTTCGATTAGTCCCGTTTTAAACGCTATTTCGGAACAAATTACCAATATATCTTCCGTCAATTTTGATACATCAAATATGACCTGGGGTCAATGGGCTTACACCACTCTACAAAAATTTGTAAAATACTTTTTATATTTCATGTTTGAGATATTCCTTATTTATATACTCATTAATGGTCTCATTGTATATATCAAAGATTATACTATACCATTATCCGAAAAGGCCACCTTACAAAACGCATTTTCATCAAGTGGCGCTTTCAAAGAGGCGTTTCGACACCTGTATACATGGTTGATTATTATCAACGTTTTACTCATTGTTTTAATTGGCGTAATCATGAAATTAAGATACGATAATATTAAAAATATGGCGCCAAATCAACCGTTTAATACGAATACCGGCGAAAGCATGCTGCAAAAACTCATGAATATTGGATCTATTACAAAAAACGCGGTCCTTAATACATATAACCAAGCTAAAGGAGTAAAAGGTGCCATATCTCAAAACACCCCTCTCGGGAAAATGCGATTACCGTTCTCTGGAAAAGCGGGGGTTCCCGGGGTAGGCGCGACCAGCAAAGCTGGAGTTCCCTCCACGGGTTCCATGATAAATGCCGCCGGAAGTTTGGATTCTAAAACTCTTGGTACTATTGCATCATCCGCGACGAGCGCCGCGCGCGTTGCTGCAAAAGATCCGAATTTACTCCAGGCCGGAATATCAATGGCTTCCGGAAAAGGGTTAGATATAGACGCCATTTCAAAGGCGGATCCTAAAAATTTACAAAAGGTTCTCAACAGCGGCGTAAATGCGGTCGGCGCATTAGAGAAAGATCCCGCTTCGGTTAAAGCCGCCGCTGGACTTTTGGGAGCGGACCCAAAAGCTCTTGGTAAAGTTGCATCGGCCGTTGCGCCTTAATAAAAATAATATAAACATATATTTTTATAAAAAATATATGCCCAAGAAACCCGTAAGACTACCTTTCGTCTCCGTTTGTACCCCCACCTATAATCGCCGTATTTTTATTGATACAATGTTCGAATGTTTCCGGAACCAAAATTATCCCAAAGATTTGATCGAATGGATCATCGTCGATGACGGTACCGATAAAATCCAAGATTTGGTTAATTCATCGGGAATCAAACAAATTCGGTACTATCGCCTGGATAAACGAATGTTAATTGGTGCAAAACGGAATTATATGCATTCTTTGGCACGAGGTTCCATCATAGTCTACATGGACGACGACGATTATTATCCTCCTGAACGCATTTCGCATGCAGTAGAAAGACTCACGTCTTGCCCCTCCGCTTTATGTGCCGGATCGAGCGAAATGTATATTTATTATAACGATCTTGGAAAAATGTACCAGTTCGGACCTTATGGACCGAACCACGCCACCGCAGGTACATTTGCTTTCAAAAAAGAGTTGCTGAAACATACTCGATACGACGATGACGCCCTATTCGCAGAAGAACGCGCGTTTCTAAAAGAATATACCGTTCCCTTTGTCCAATTAGACCCTTTGAAAACCATCTTGGTTTTCGCGCACCCTTTTAATACCATCGATAAACATATCTTCATCGAAAAACCGAATTCTTTTGTAAAAGTATCTGATAAAACGGTCGATTCGTTCATTCGAAGTATGTACGAGACGGAGATAAAGACGTTCTTTTTGGGCAACGGATTCATCCCGAAAATTCAAAATCTCCAAGAAACGGTTTTGTAATAATGGAATTCACCGAATCCTCCGTCAATTCGATTCTTTCTTCCAAAGAATCGATATTATAATCGCGCATTTTGGAAAAAGGTATTTCCATGGTCAAAACTGATTTACTTGAAAACGTAGAAAAATCGACATCCATCGTAGTCAAAAAGGTCGTAAGCACTTTACGAGTTTCCGGTCTCGCCGTTTCTTTACGGTACTCCGGTTTTTTATACCTCTGTGTTATATTTTGGAGCGGAACCGGTCTACCCCGCCAATCCAATTTCTCTTTTTTCGGGAGTTTTGTCGCTTTCCCATTTACACTACGGTAAATGTCTCTACCTCTGGTCGCTGTAGATATTTCGCCGAATTCCAAGAATCCGGCATTTTCTCTCATGGTTTCGTATTCTTCCAGCGGATTTATTTCGGAAACATCTTTTCCTTCTTCTTCAAAAAAAGGTACGGTATGTTCTATCAAGGTGTCATTAAAACACAGAGTATATAATTTATCCGTTGTTTTGAACCGGAATAGCGGAGAACACGAAAACCAAGGGAGGTCGAGCACTTCGGTGTCAAACGCGATTTCCGTAGTTAGAGGAGAATCAACGTAAGTTAAACAAGTGCGTATAGATTCGTCTTTATGAATGCCGATTACCTCGGATACATTCTCGGGGTGAGACATATCCATAGAAAATCCGTTTTCTTCGTCGAATTCGTCCATATCCAATTTACAATTCGCTAAAATGTATAATAAATAGGGTAAAAAATGACTCCGTATCAGGGATTCGTATTTTTCTTTCAATTGGTTTGTTTTTTCTTCCTTTTCATTTTTTTTGATTAATATGTTCAACGTGAAACCGTCGTCCTTTTTAGTAAAAAAGAATTTATGCGAATGTTCCGCAATACCAAATTCGTCAAATTCGGTAGACATCATTTCGTGAAATCGTTTGAAAAACGATGGATCTTTTATTCCCTTGGCCTTGGACTTGAAATTGAATATATTAAATAAATGCTCTTCTTTTTCTTCCGCTTTTACGTACATGTATAGATTTTCGTTTTTTATATTGATTGGTTCATTTAAACACGTCGGATCTTTCAGCATTTTATTCAATTGACTTATCCTATAATTTCGAAAGGCCTTTTGAATTTTTTTGGCTGCTGAATTCTGGGTTCTCCGTTTTTCAGTGTGTCTTTTTAATACTCTTTGTATTTTTTTGGCCGCACTATTTTTTCTTGAACTACGACTTTCCATACTATACTATAGCGATATATTTCTCAGGGAACCGTAGGTTCCCCGAACCCCTCCCTTACTGGGTATGAGAATGTTCGAAGTATTTTATCACCTCAAAGAATGTTCGAAGTATTTTATCACCTCAAAGAAGGGAGGGGTTCGGGGAACCGTAGGTTCCCTGAGTAGGTTCCCTGATCTATTCCCGGAACAGTCGTTCCCTGATCCAAACATTGCACACATATTTCTCCCCTTTTGTAACCGGCATTCCTCCATGCAAAGCATAAGGATGACAACGTTTTCCGTTTTTTTCCAGCGGATGAAATAGGATCGCGCCATTTTTCGGTGGTTTGAATTCTTTATCCAGATTCGGGAATTTTGTCGTTCCCCCCTCAAAATCATCTGTCAAATAAATAAGCATCGTAATAATTCTTTGACCCCCGTCTTTCCGCTCAAACTTCATACAGGCTTCCGCCTGATCACAACAAGAATCATGATGGGGATTATAAAATCCGTTTTCGCCATACTTCACGACTTGCATAGATTCGGCGTTTTGAAACGGATGTCCCGTCATATCACATACGCGTTTTACAATATTTTTAATTATCGGATCATCTTTATCAAGCCACGCGGTTTGGCTCTTTCTTATCGTCGCATCTTTTCCTTCTACCGTTTCACTATCTTTGAATTTTGGCGCGGCCTTTTTCATAATATATTCGCGCTCTTCATCCGTAATAAAATTTGCGTGTTCCACTGGCATAATATATTCGGCGGATTCTTCTGCGTATCCGCGACATTTATAATTGGTATAATCATTTTCATCGGTTTTTGCAAAAATATATCGCAAAACGATAAAAATGACGCCCACCATTATAATGCTTATTATCCACGCTAAATATGATCTTTTCTTAATTTTTATTCCCATTTATATAGGAATAGAAATATTTTTGGTTAGTTCTTGGTGGACCTATTCATCATTGCTTTCAAGATATTCCCGGGAGCTGTTCTTTTTTTTTCTAAGATCAGGAGACGGTGCCCTACCATTATTGCGTTTCTGAGCTGATTCCAGCCGCCGATCAGCCTCCCTCGACTCTGCAAGCCCTTTCACAGACTCTCCGCGTTCATTTGCCTGCTGCACATTACTTGATAAGTTTAATAATTCATCGGATGGTTGTCCCTCTCTAAGCAAAACATTCATGCGGTTTGATTGTTGCCTTTCACTTGAATTATTTCCATTGCTGGGCGAGATATTACTGAATTGTTCCAACACTTTTCTTATAAAACCAGACCTACTTTCAGTGTTATTTCCGATTGTACGGTATACCGATTTGGCAAATTTTGGAAGATTAACTAAATTTTTTGCCAAATTTTTCCCCACCCCCGCTATTCCAGTGATTGCTCTACTTATATTAGCTCTACTCAAGTCAGTTCTAAAATCCAAATTATCTGTACTAATAGATTGATTCAATAATTGAAGCGGAGTTTTTAGATCACTGTTCGTCTTATTTATATAATGCGCCAATAGTTCCGGAAAATCTTTGTTATATAAAATTAAATAATATGGCCAAACAAGCTGAAACATTTCCACACTTTTATGATTACAAATATAATGTAGTACCGTGTTTCCAGATGTTGGGTGAGTCGCGCGAATTAAATACATATATTTACAGTATTGATTTGTTACTCCTCCCAGTTCATATTTACTCAATTTATTTTGCATGTCCGCAAACATATCTCGATCGGCCATTTCCAAAAATTTATAATTGTCCATAGATGCATTAAAGTTTTTGTCAATTTTTTCATTGGGTATATCAAATCCAATCTTTACAATCTCTCTATAATCTACAGTTGGATAGTCGGCTTTGATCCAATTTTTTCCCTCCAACTTTTTCCCCTGTCCACCATATTTATAATTTTTTCTTGTCCTCTGTTTATATTTTTTTTTCGTGGATCTAATTTTTATTTTATTTCTCTTAGATTTATTCAACATATATATTGAATGCATATATTATTCGTCGTCGTCATCTTCGATTAATACTTCATTCTCCTTCTTCACATTTTTATCTAAATACCTATACATGCGCCTTATATCCAGCTTGGTAATATTATAGTTCTCGAATAATATATCCATTTGCGCCATACCCTCTGAACTCTGCAAAAAATCATCGTCGTCGCGATTAAAAAAGAGACGCATCTCTTGGAAAAAAGACGCTAAATCTTTCTTATCCATATCCAATTCCTGACACATATTATAAATAAAAATAATATTATTATATTCCGTCGAGTATTTCGTCAAAACTTTGGTAAACCGGATTTCCGATGGGAGCGATTCCGGCTTACCAAGATACTCAGGGAACGTATCATGGAATATTTTATTATTATGAAACGTCTTCATGATCGAACTCATTTCGTTAAATAACCAAATCTGATTCTGAAACGTGATCCGATCAATATAATCCGCATAACAAATGTTTTCCAAGATTTTGATATACACCGGAATACTTTTTTTGGCCGGCACTTTTATTAAAGCATCCGCAATATTCTCATGCCATAAAAGCGCAACAATCGTGCGATCTGTTTCGTTCATAAACGTGTTGTGATCTTGGAAAGAAACAGGATTACAAATCAGAGATCGGGTGATTTTCTTTGCGTCGTCATTGTACGATTTAGTTTGAAATATAGTATGAAGCGTATCCTTATTTAAAAGTTGCGGTTTTTTCTTATATAGATTTTCAATAAACATCAGTTTCCGAATATCGCTTTGTGTGTATTCCAAGATTTGCGGCTTGATTTCTTGGAATTCCTGTCCTATTATTTTGTCCAAAAGCGTCGACATTTGAAAAGGGGTCGGTCGTTTTAATTCATAAGAGTTACACACTTTGATCAGTTCTTTTATCTTTTTATCCACATAATAATTTCCAATACATATGATCGGATTCAACGTTACATTTTCTAGGCGCTGCTTCTTCGTCTTCTTTTGTCGAATCAATTTGATAAGCGCGTTGATCCCTCCTTTATCACCGTTATTCATTCCGTCAATCTCGTCCATGACGATGACTATTTTTTTCACCTTTCGGCTCATCATATGCAAAACATTACGATTCGATATATTATTACTTGTGATCGTATCTATTAGGGCGCGGTTTCGCACATCGCCTGCATCATATTTGATGACGTCGTAGTCCATCTTTTTCAAAAGATCCGTTACGAAATGCGTTTTTCCGCACCCTGGTGATCCATAGATATAAATTCCTTTTTTGAAATTCACATTGGAACACTGCGACTCAAAAGAGTTCAAAAACTGTTTTATTTCATTTTCAATTTGAGTTCTTTCCAAGATTTCCGAAAAATTTATCATTCTTATAACCCCCTCCTATATTTTTATACCCTTTTTTACGTTTAACCTGACGAATATTATCAAAAGTGTAAACGCGTATCAGATAAGAGAATTCATCTCTTATCTAATTGCACTTGTCTAAGCGACATAATTACCGCCCTTGCTTTTTCCGGCAAGATCAGCCGCAGCATTAAGAGGTCTAAAATCGCTGCCTTGTTGTCTCGTTTCCGAATATGGCAAAAACATCGGATTTGCGAATTGATATCCGGCATATTGTTGGCCATTTGGTTGATACGAAATCATTTGACCATACGGTGTCGATTGCCCTGGAATACTTTGGACAATTTGCCCATTTGCGCCAACACTAGCTTGGCCGGCTTGACCGGCTTGCCCAGCTTGATTTTGACCGACTATTGTTCTATTTCCAGATTTCAATATATCAGCGGCATTGTTTCCAAGGCCCGACGCCAATCCCGTCAATTTATTCACCGCGTTATTTACCACCCCGCCTGCCGTTCCCACCGTTGAATTCAATACATTTCCCGCTGCTCCCACCGCCTGACCCGCAGCATTGGTTACTCCTTGTCCAAGACGCGTCGCCCCTCCGATTGCATTATTACCAAGGCCTGCGGCTCCACCAATCGCATTATTACCAAGGCCCGCTGCTCCACCAATCGCATTATTGCCAATACTTGTCGCTCCTCCTATAGCGGACGCTCCAAGAACGGTTGCCCCCAATCCTGCCCCTAATCCTAAAGCCGTTGCCGAATCTAACGCTCTATTTGCAACGCCCGCAGATTGGTTCACTAAATTATTTCCAAATCCAGGAGCGGCACCGGGAGCGGTCGAACCAGATCCTGTCCCAGATCCTGATGTGGATCCCGGGACGGATCCCGGTGCGGATCCGGGTGTTCCACACGTTGAGCAATTTCCAGAATTCGGGCATTTCGGACACCCGTTTGGATTGAGCCATGTTTTCGGAACATATTTACTCATGTCCGTTTTCGATTTTTTCTTCTTCGAATAACTAGAGTCATATTTAAGAATTACTGGATCCATATTCATGATGTCGTCACTCATGTACAGCACAAAAACCACATAATTCGAAGTACTTGCGGTTCCTTCCATGGAAATCACATATGATCCATCTTTGCTAGGAATTATCTGAGTATTTACATTTTTTGTACGAATGTCTTTCCAATTCCCGTCTTTTTTAATTTTGTTTTTACTTATATCAATATCAATATCACTAGAAACAGATACTATATTTCCCGCGGAATTTTTAGATTGAGAGTCAGCAGATATGTTCTTGAAATCCATGGCGACACCATTCACTGAATCATCTATCTTGTCTTTACCTTTTGCGTAGGTATAGGAAGATATGGCTTTTTTACCCTTGGGATCTATTATCATAATATAAATATCGTCCTCGTACTTGACGTAAGGTATAATTACATTACCATCCTCATATAAAAATGCGGATGAATTATCGGAGGATTCTGACATTGTAATCGCAGATTCGACTGTTTTTTCCGAAGTTTCATCTGTAGAAGAACGTTCTCTACCGTCCGAATCGATTACCGTTGAAGAATTACCGGCGACGTCTTTCACCAAAATATTTCCGCTTGATTTATCCACACTAATCTTTCTTCCATTAATCTCGGCAATCTCATAATAAGAAGGTCCACGTGTAGTCGCGTTCTCGAATATCTTATTTTTATAACCAAATAATACGGAAATGACTAAAACTACCAATAATATTAAAAACAATATGAACGGCGTAAACTTTATTTTTGCCATCTACCTATATACTCTATATATCGAAAAAGATATACGATAAAATTGATAATATGTCCGTAGAATATATTATTTTATCAAAAACTCCATGTTGAACGTTTGTTATGATGCGAAAAATACATTCGAAATCGGAATCGACGAAGCCGGTCGCGGGCCTCTATTTGGCCGCCTTTATGTGGGCGCCGTGATTCTTCCTAAAACTTCGGATTTCCGTCACGACCTTATGAAAGATTCCAAAAGATTCCATTCTAAAAAGAAAATTCGCGAAGTCGCCGATTATATCAAACGGGCCGCTTTATACTGGTCCGTCCAATACGTGGAACCTGCAGTTATTGACGAGATCAATATTCGCCAATCCGTGTTTCGTGGCATGCACGAATGCATTCGGGATATATTGGCGAAAAGCGGAGGTACAGTTTCTTCCGATAATACTCTGTTGCTTGTCGATGGGAACGACTTCAAACCTTTTACGCAGTATGACGCGACGAGCGAAACAATCGTTGCGTATCACCATGAAACCGTTGAAGGCGGTGATAATAAATATACGTGTATTGCCGCTGCATCCATCTTGGCCAAAGTAGAACGCGATAAATATATTGCCGACCTATGTTTGGAGAACCCTGAGCTGATAGAGCGCTACGGAATCGATACGAATATGGGGTACGGGACAAAAAAACATATTCAAGGAATTGAAGCGCATGGAATCACGCAATGGCATCGTAAAAGTTATGCTAGATGTTCTTAATTTATTTCGTATACTTTTACCGGCGTTAAGGGATTATCAGGTTTCTTAGGAAGAAGCACACTTGTGTGGTTCCCGTCGGATTCTGTGTCATAGAATATCCATGACACCTCTCCTTCCTCCCAGCGATCATCGATCACTGGTTCTTCTATCTTTACACCTATGCGCATTTTAAATGCGCATGGAACCGTTGCCTTTGCACTGATAAATTGCCCAATGTTGGGCGATTTAAATGTGCAAAGGTGTAAAATGCGAATTATGGGTCCATGTCGAAAATGTCCCGGAATAAATCCGTGGACAACGATTTGTAGTAGAAATAGTGCAAATGCGCGCATTGTTATTGAATAATTGGTCTTGAAACAAATATTCAATTTTATTCATTTTCTTTGTTTCCGGCTTTTTCTTGCTTTTGATTTTTTTCCTTTTTTGTAACGTCTTGATTTCATTACTCTCGATCTTCCTCCCAGACGAGACACTTTACTCGTTTGGTTAGTAGATTGCTGAGGTTGTTGTGATTCTGAGTGTTGTTGTTGTTGCCATTGTTGTTTTTGTTGTTGGTATTGTTCTGGTAACGCCTTATAAAACTCATCAAGCACTAGTGAATCGGCGGCACGCGCAGTTGCATCATTTACCGCTAGAGTATTTTTAGTATTAATCAAAATTTTTAAAATTTTGACACAATTGAAAAGTTTAACATAATCCCATCCGTTATTTGGGTTATTGGTGAAATTTTTAATAATATCACGTGATTTATAAAAGAGAGAAGTGAATATAACGGTGTTGTTATTATGTTCTTTTGCAAGTTTTGCTATAGTTGTTATATCTTCTTCGGTGTACTCATTTCTTCTTATTATTTCATCAATTATATGCGATGGCCACAAATAATCACTCCATGTTTGTTGTTCTTGTTCTGTGTATTGTTGTTGTACAGGGTATTGTTGTTGTCCTCTTGGTTGTCCTCTTGGTTGTTGTTGTTGTCCTCTTGGTTGTGGTGGGTATTGTTGTTGTGGTTGTCTTTGTTTTTGTTTGAGTTTATTATAACATATACTAATCTCATCCTTGACCATTTCACTGTCGTTTTCAGGAACATTTCCCGTTTCAAGCATAATTTTAAGAATTTCGCAATATTTACGAAGTTTCTCATATTCCCAAGGAAAACCGTATTCATTTACCCCGGATAGGTCTTCATTAAAATTTATTATTTTATTTATTAAATATTCATAGTAATCCTTGAACATGTCGTTTCTTTTCTGCCATTTATTTAAAATTTTACGTATGGTTCCCATATTCTCCTCGGTGTAGTCATCATTCACCACAATATTATGAAATGTCTTTACTGGGTTAAAATAATTGTTCAAAGTCTCCATATATATTATAACGCACAAAATATTCGGCTAAATACAAAAGTCAATTCTTTACACCCTTGAAAATTTATAGTCCTAGTCTCAATATAAACCATCACCAATAAACGAATTTTTTATCGATTCAATAACCCAGAATTTGCCAAAACCAAATCCTTCTGTAAATGCGTATTCTCTTCCAAAACCTTGGAAATCTGCTCATAGGTCGCATCATTCGCCGCCGTCGTCTCCGTCATGATTTTGAGTCCTTCTTCGTATTCCTCCGTTCCACTCTTCTTATAGTTAGGATCCGATTCCAAGATCGTAATCGCGGTCTTCATACATCCATGCTGCACAGTATTACAAAGCCGCTTCAAATGCTTCTGATCCGTCTCCTTCGTCCACCCCTCGGGTTCTTTCACATACGTCGTGTGCCGCTTCAAATCCGTACAATGGAGCGGCCGTTCCGTAATTTCCAGTTGTCCAAGAGCATTCGTTAAAATCTTGGATAATCCCTCTTTATTGCCATATTTGGTCATATACAAAACATCCTCCACCGTCGGCTGAATCGACCGAATAAATTCGCCAATGGTAATCGCATCCTTGCAATGTTCATTCAAAAACATGTTAATATTGATCTGTGTATTATTACAATTCGTATTATTAATCGTGGTATTTGATATAGGAACCAACTGATTCTTCTCCTTCAAAAGCTCCACCACCTGTTGATGCGATTGCGCCAAATCCGTCAACAACTTACATATCAAATCATTCGTGGACGACGCCGGTTCTGTCTCTACCCGCTTTTCTTCCTCTTGTGAACCGCATATCTTTTTATGTTTACACAAACTCGACTGAAATTTGTAGCTTTTTCCACATTCGCAATGGAATTCTTGGAGGCGTTTTTTCGTTAGTCGTTCATTAGCCGCTAGGTGCTTTGCAGTGGCACAATGTCTATTGTAATCAGTTTTGTTACTGGTTATGAAGCCACAACCTTCGCACGAATATCCACTATTTTTTGCGACGTTTTTATTAGCCATAAGATGGCTAAAGAAAAAAACGCCTGGACCCGAACGAAAAACGGGTTGGTCACAAAAAAATAATCATATTTTCGGAGGTCAAAGCATAATCGAGCGGCCCAGATTTCCGCGTGTTTTTTGGGAAAACTAGACCCCTATATTTCCATTTTGGACATTTTTAAATTGTCCATTTTGAAAAATTTGAAATTAGAATCCTCCGAAATTGAAATGTGCTAGCCTGTGCCACTAAAATGTCGCCGTTTTTGAGACATTTTATTGTTATTCGTTTTTTTTATTAAGATTTTGTCTAATTATCTAATTATATAATATAATGGACGTGCCTATCGTTGTAGTATGTTATAATAATTATAGATACGTGGAAAATACTCTGAAACAGATCAAGAAGTTGAATCTCGATTATTATAAAAATATAATTATCATGGATAATTGTTCGAATGACGTAAAAACGATCGAATATTTGGAATCGGTTGATGTCAAAGTGATACGTAATTCTACAAATGTGGGTCCGTGGATTTCGACGGAACATAATACGGAGGTATATTATTCGCTCCCTGATAAATTCATATTGACAGATCCGGATTTAGAAATAAACGAAAAGTTGCCCAGTAATTTCATTGATGATTTAGTTGAAATATCGGATAAATATAGGTGCCAAAAAACTGGATTTGCATTAGATATTAGTGATTTTGATAAAATGTATCAATTTAAATACTCGGGTGGTGGGACCATTTTAGAATGGGAAAAAGGATTTTGGGTACATCGCATCGATGATGATAAGTATGAAATATATTGGGCTGGGATTGATACGACATTTTGTTTATTCAATAAAAATTATGGCAGAGACGGCGGATTTAGCCATATACGAGTCGCCGGCAATTTCACCGCAAAACATTTGCCTTGGTATATAAATAATAAAGTATTAAGTTTAACCGAAGTTTATAATCACGTTTCAAATACTACTTCCATATCGTCAATTTCGTGTTTTCTACTTCCATATTTGGATTCGCAGTATTCGAAAACGGAAAAAGATGGTAAGATACAATTATTATCCAAAGACGAGGTTCCATTGACCGAAGAAGAAGTTCCATTACCTTTTACCCCTTTGAATAATTAGACCCTTGAAGATGTATAATAGAACGCATCTGCTTCGCTTGAGGGCGTTATGATGCTTCGACTCTTATTGAAAATGATGTCGTGTAAAAATATATATTAATATTTTTAATAATATATATGGATCGGACGCGAGAGAAACGGCCGATAATAGCTATTGCTGCATTTCAAGGAAAGATCAAAGGTCGGGTTTATTTTATTGAAGATTTGAAAAACGATCGGGTTACTCTCGATGTTCATATTGAAGGTTTGAAAAAGAATAGCAAACACGGGTTTCACGTACATGAATGCGGGGATATGAGCGACCAATGCGAGAGTATGTGCGCGCATTTCAACCCGTACGGGAAACAACACGGCGGTCCTTTGTCTAAGGAACGACATGTAGGCGATTTGGGTAATTTGGAGGCGGACTCGCGAGGCATCGCGCATGGAATCATGGTCGATGATCATATCAAATTGAGGGGAACAAAGGCGAATATTATAGGCCGGGGTCTAATAATACACGCGGATGAGGATGATCTTGGATTAGGCGGAGAAAAAGATAGTTTGACGACCGGGCATGCCGGGAAACGGATTGCGTGCGCGGTTATTGGTTATGCGAAAAAGTAGGAGGTGTCGTTGGGTCTGACCTACCTTAAAATAGTAGGTTACTGGAATTTTACTCTTGAAAAATACCAAGAATAAAATAAAAAGTGTCTCTGTAAAAAACTAATATGAGGTCGATTCTTTACTCAGAAAGAGAAGGGAGGGGTCGCAGGGGAACCGTAGGTTCCCTGCAAATCATCATGTCGTCGAAAACGGATTTCTTGAACGACTTGTATTCCGTTGTTTTGTCCAAGATGCTATATCCGATCAAGAATTGTTTGGTCTCTTTCTGGTAAATGAATCCGAGGGTATATTCCACCTTTTCCTTTTGGAAGGTGAAATATGGCGTATAGCGTTTCAATTCAAACGTATCTTTGTCCAAGACGACCATAATATGGTAGTAATAGCGGCGATCTTCGTAACTTACCGCGTGGCAAATGAACCAGAGTTCGTTTTCAACTAATAATCCATTGGTGGAACCGCGCAGTTGCTTGAAAAAGGACGGTGTATCGATTTGGTGAGTCTTTTCATACATATTTTCTTTTATATCTCCGATCGTCAAAGGATGCCAACCATAGATCATCTTTTTACCAGAATTGCAAGGCAAATAAACCCAGTTCTTCTCAATGGTATTCTGTCCGCCCTTTTCCAAGAATACGGAAGACGCGGTGGAACTTTTCTCCAAATCGACGAAACCAGTTTCAATGACCATGGAACCGCGATCTAGACCGCGATTGGCATTATACAGCGTCTTATCTGACGCAGAGTCATAAAAGAGTCGGACGTCCTCCAAGCCTACATAAGTATTATCGCGAGAAGCGTCGTATTCCAAGACGAATTCAGAGGTCTTTCGCCAAATGCCATCGTCAATCTTCTGAAAAGAAGCCACAATATTCTTGGTTTCGATGCAATCTTGGTTGATATATTCGCCATTGTCGCCCACGCGATAATTAACGTAACGCACACAACAAAGGACTTCTTTGTCCGAGGTCTGGATTATACAAGGTGTAGTGGACACGAAAATGGGATCAAACTCTTTTGCCAAAACGGCGCCGATATTTTTCAGACCTTGGACCAAAGAGTTGTCTTGGTCTGAACAAGAAAGAGGCAAAATATCTTTGGCATAAAATTTGTAATTGGACATGACATTTTGCCGAATTGCGTCTTCCAGGAAGGGATAGGCCAAGACACGCATGGAAACGGCGGCCAAATCAGCGCCTGCAGTATTACAGTAATATCCGATAATACTGAGCTCGTAATCCATCTTATAATCGTAAATATCGCGTTGCAGAAACAAATAATCCAGTTTTCGCTTCTTATCGATTTCGTTTTTAGCGAGAATGCAAAAGGGATAAGAGAGCCGGTTCTTCCCACAATGACGGTAATGTGTGACGATTTCGTATAAATTCTCGATTCGATCGGGGAAGAATTGGTAGGCCTCCATCCATGAATGAATCGCGTTGGCCATGTCTCCCTTGTGTTTATAGCAGATGCCGATGTTATAATAACTATACCAGACTTCTTCGTGCCAACCGCCGATGGCAATGCGTTTTTTGTAGATTTCGATGGCCTCGTCTAACTGTCCCGAGTCTTTATACGAATTGGCCAAATAAAAGGTATAGCGGTCGTTATTCGGATTTTCCTCTAGGCCCTTGGTCAAAAGACGAATATCACGGAGGAATTTATCGGCCTTGGACCCGCCATCACCAATGTCGCGAATAAAAACGGCGGATTTATCGAATTGATGGTATTTTGTATTGGGGGGCGCATTCACGTATTCGTGCGTGACACCCCAGTAAGAAAATCCGAAGCGGTTTTTCACGCATCGGACGTTTTTGTAGTAGAATTGTTCGGTTCCTTGGACAATATAATGGGAGTCGCCCGACGACACCATCTTTTTGAATTCGGATTTGGTCAAAGTAGGATCAACCCATAGGACCATATCTGCGTCCAAAAGAAGTAAATAATCGGCCTTTTCTACGTCGAGACAGGCATTCAGTGCAAAAGTTCGGTTATAGCCGAAATCTCGAAACGGCTCTACAACCACTTTGCCGGGTATAGCCCGATCTTTGAAAAAGGTCTCAATGAGCTCCACTGTATTATCCGTACTTCCAGTGTCGCAAATGCAATAGGAATCGATCCAGGGCGCAGCCGATTCAAGGAGACGCAAGATGACGCGGCTTTCGTTTTTCACAATCATGTTTAGACAAAGAAACGGTGAATCGGAAGCTTCAGAAAGCTCTACGACGATATTATCGTTTGAAACAACGGAAGCTTTAGGCGCCGATATATCGATAATTTCCATCTTTACCGTTTAGTAAATTAAATATTCCCATTATTTTTATATATGTACAAATTATAATATATAAATGGCTTTTACCCGTTTTCATGACGATCCGGCAAGAATCAAAAAACAATTACAGCAGTCGACGTATATGGGGCGGTACGAATTAAATACTCCGGGTCCGGGAATAAATTTGGCGTTTTTCGAAGATCTACAACTAAGATTACAGCGATGGGGCGCCAATTTACAGACGAATACGGTGGGTCTAGAGAGTGATTTATTTGGTCTGACACGGAAATTGGAGCGAGATCCGGAGTCGAATAGTTATTTGAACCATGAGCAAACGGGGTCAACGCCGAATTATCCGACGGCGGACCCGTTTGTCGAAGAATCGCGGGCATCGCATCCGGCGTGGTCGTTTCGTTCTTTGGAACATCCGAGATGGGAGGAGCCGTGGTTGAATCCTCAGGCGAATTTGGAAAAACGGTTCCAGGATAATATTCAGACGCGGATCTTGGAAAAAGACTATTTTAAGGAGCCGATGGTTCCGGAGATTCCGGTGGGCGAGTTTTATGTGGGAGATTTGAACGACGCGGCGTTTAATTATTATGGTGGGTATGCTATACCGGAGAAGAGATGAATTATTTCACTACCGCTATTGAGTATTAGTGAAATGGGTTATTTTTTATTTAAATACAATCGGCTGAAACCATGCGTTCCACCAATTCTTGGAACCCAATCTTTGGCTCCCATCCCAGAATTCTACGCGCCTTCGTCGGATCCCCGATCAAAAGATCCACTTCCGCCGGCCGAAAATACTTCGGATCAATAAAAACGTATTCCTTCAGCGTATCTTTATCAAATCCGACCTCTTCTACGCCTTTTCCCTTCCATCCGATGGAAATACCCTTCAGCAAAAACGCCTTCTCAATAAATTCACGCACACTATGCATTTCGCCCGTGGCCAAGACAAAATCATCCGCGACATCATGTTGCAAAACGCGCCACATTCCCTCCACGTAATCCTGGGCATGACCCCAATCGCGCAAAGAATCAATATTTCCCATGGTCAACCGGTCCGTTTCTCCGCGCAAAATCTTACCTATGCCAATGGTAATCTTTCGAGTAACGAAATTATGCCCACGCCGTTCCGACTCATGATTAAAAAGAATTCCATTGCACGCGAACATACCATAGGCCTCGCGATAATTCCGCACGATCCAGTAAGAATAGAGTTTAGCTACTCCGTAAGGTGAACGCGGGTAAAAAGGAGTGGTTTCCTTTTGGGGGATTTCTTGGACAAGGCCGTAAAGTTCACTTGTGGACGCTTGGTAAAAACGAGCGACGGATTCAAGTCCATTGATACGAATGGCCTCTAGCAATTTCAAGGTTCCGAAAGCATCCGTATCGGCGGTATACTCGGGCATTTCAAAAGAGACCTTGACATGAGATTGCGCCGCGAGATTATAAATTTCTAGCTTTTCCATACCAATGTAATTCTTTTTAATATTGGATAAAATAGACACGAGACAGGAACTATCGGTTAGATCGCCATAGTGTAGCTTCAATCTAGGATCTTTGAATATATGTTCAATACGACCGGTGTTGATCGAAGATGACCGACGAATTAGCCCATGTACACGGTAATTCTTCTCTAGTAATAGCTCAGCAAGATAGGAACCGTCTTGGCCAGTTATTCCTGTAATTAGAGCGACTAGCATTAACAATACATACAAATCAATATTTAAATATATATTTATAGATTATATATTTAACATGGAAATTGCCATACCTTTGCTAGCATTAAGCGGATTATATGTAATATCGAATCAACAAAGAAAAAAGACAAAGGAAATCGAAAATTTCGACGCCAATTTAATAGAAAATTCAGACTTACCAAATACGAATATTCCGAATCGCAATTTTCCCGAAGAGTTTCCAGTTCAAAATGCGGAGCTAGATACGACATCGAAATTGGCGGTGGATAATCGATATGATGGCCCTCGTGCGTGGACGGATAAATTCTTTAATCCATCGGTTCCTGATAATTTGTTTGCGCAAAGCGATACACCTCAAAGAACTTCTATATCTGGAAACAAGGATTCAAAATATTATTCTTTGACAGGACAGATGGTGGACTCTGAGTATTTTAATCATAATAACATGGTTCCTTATTTTGGTGCTAAGATCCGAAGCCGTCAGTTCGATGCCAATTCGACGGAATCTCTGATGGATAATTATTTAGGAACAGGATCCACGATTATATCCAAGACAGAACAATCTCCTCTTTTCTCTCCCGACGAGAATTATAACTGGGCGTATGGTGCGCCAAATAAAAACGACTTTTATCAATCTCGCGTGAACCCCAGTATGAATATGGCGAATGTGAAACCATTCCAAGAGGAGCGCGTGGCTCCCGGAATAGGGTTGGGCTATGGAACGGAAGGAGGCGCCGGATTCAACTCGGGTATGTTGGCGCGTGATCAATGGATCGATAAAACCGTGGACGAAC